CTGGTAATCCGATTAAGGAAGGAGCTCCCCGGAGCAGCGTATGGTAAAGCCTATCCGTATGATTACTGCGCGTTATATCCATTGGAATACCCCACGCACCGCCAAGTTCCCAAAGGATGTTTTGGCAGGTCTTACGGTCTGCATCTAGCTGACCTTCATACTCAAGGTGTGTTCCCTTGGCGTACTTGGATTGACTCTGGAAATCTAGCTCGTCACCAACTACCAACACGCGGTCAAACTTTTCACGTCTTACCAAAGCCATCAGAGACTTGACAGCTGCCTCTGAGTGGTAAGGGACTTGAAGGTCACTCACGCAAAGAAATCTTTGTTTCACTTGTATCCCCTTTGGCTTGCCAAATAGATAGAGCCACCGCTTGCTGTGTCGCAGCTGATGGCTATGTTGATTGACTTCTCAATAGCTTGTCTAGCTTCCCACTCACTTTGTATGTCAAGCTCTAAAGCTTTCAGAGCTCCAAGCGCAAATCCACCGCCTGAGCCTGAAACATAAAAAGGTTCTGTAGAGCGTTCCCAGCTGTAATCCTCAAATATCGGATAGATAATCCCATGAACAATTACAAGAAACTCAGAGTCATGGAGAGCTTCTGAGCTATCTTGTTTCATGTCATAACCAGCTTCTAAGAAAGCTTTGCGCATAGCTGGTATAAAAGTCTTAGTCATAAATTTGTCTAAATCGCCGCGTGGCTTTGGTGGTGTCCAGCCGTATTGTAAAATGTTGCAGCCCCGGACTGAACCAGCTCCGGCGATTAAGTAAGCACCGTTTTGAACTATCTTTGGCGTAGCCATTTGTATGGGTCTGCCGCTGTCATCTGTTGACAAGCTATCAGAACCTATAACAGCCCAGCCGTCACCTTGAATTGCCGCAAGTGTAGTCATGCCGCTCTCCCTTTGTCAGAAACTATTGTTTCTCCAAAAGCCTAAGAATTGTGTTCACCACGCCGCGCAATTCGTTAATTTCGTCGCGCATGCTTGAGCCACTATTCGGCTTTAGTTCGTACAGGAAATGCTTTACTAACCAGCGCACCGAGCCAATAAATGAACCAATAACGGTCAGAGCAACAGCTACAACAGCCGCCCAGTCTTGGGGGCTCATTTGCTTCCGCGCCCATATTCCGCTTCTGTCTTGTCTGCCCACTTAGCTAGTGGCGCAGCTAAAGCTCCAATAAGAACTGCATACTCAGGCTTCATGTCTGTAAGCAAAGCAATACCCATTGTAATACCTGATGCAAGTAAAGCTCTTAAATAAGATTTAATAGCTGCAACGTCTTTTGGTGATAACTTAAATGGGTTAGTCATTATTAGCTCCTAGTAGTGGGACGATATGAAAAGACCGCGTATCCATGTCAGCACTCTTTTTAAAAGAGAAGTGTGCGTGGTGGTTATGCGGTGATGCTCCCTTGTAGTTTCTCCACTTCCAATTAAGGATGGGTGAACAGATTTTGCCTTGATAGATGATGTATGCCAATCGTCCGTCTCGCTTTGCCACTTGACGTAGCTGATTAACCAAGTCGGACATGGTTTCCGGATTGTCATCAAGTCTAGCTGTACAGTCAAAGGCACGTACCCAGCCTTGAGCATCTGGATTGTGGTCAGACTTAGAACCGCGCTTCTGGTGCTTAGCGTCACCGAGCGTCCCATCTGAAACTCTAGAACGACTAGGGAAGCTATCGTCAATGGCTTCTCTTAACGCTATTAGTGACTTTGAAAGTTTCGGCTTCATTATCCGAGAATAGTTTTTAGTTCATCTTCGGTTAAACCAAGACGAGCCAATAGCGCAGCCTTATCCGCTTCGGCTTTTGCTTTTGCTTCTGCCGCTGCTTCCGCGATTGCCTTATCTGCTTGATATTGAACGTATTCTTCATCGTTCATTTCGCGGTCAATTACTTCATTAGTTTCCGCATTGTGGATGCGTACCATTGGACGAGATGATGTTTTAGCCATTATTTAACCCCAAATAATTCGTAAGTTCCTGCTGTAATTGTGTTAGATTGTGGATATACAGTAATAGATGTGATTGCGGCAGTTGTACCACCATAAAAACCTTGACCAAAAATAGCAGTATTATCTCTTACTCCGTAATGAGTAATTTGTTTTTTGTTACTAGCATTTGCGTAGTCATAAAGAAAAATGTTGTGCCCAATGGCGATTACTGAAGAAGATGGTCCCATGTTGTAATAAGTTGTTTGTGCGCCACCTGATAGAGAAGTTGCACCTGTTTCCATAACCGATACTCTGTAATTAGAACTCGTATCTCCATTTAATCTAATTGCTAAAGTATCACCTGAAAGAACACCTCTAAGAACTAATTGCAAATTTTTGTAAGAACCGCTAATGCTTGAGATTGTTGTACCGCTTGAACCAAGCGAACCACTTGCAAGTGAAGTCATACCACCTGCTGATGGTGTATCCCATTTTAATCCTGTTGCTGCAGTTGAGTCTGCGATTAAGGCTTGACCATTTGTTCCCACGCCTAAACGCGCAGGGGTTGATGCTCCAGTAGCAGCGATAATATCGCCTTTAGTTGTGACAAGGGATTTAGCAATAGCCGCATCAGCATTTGTTTTCATCTGAGTGTCTACAGCTTGACCAAAGACCTCAAAGTCAGCTGGTAAATCTTTTACCAAGTCTGTATTTGTAGGCATGGCAAAAGAGTAATTGGTAGTTGGGTTAGCCATTTGTGCTCCTTATCAAGAAACTAGTATAGCGTTTAACCAGTCCAAAGTAGGACTAATTGTCTGCCATTGTTCGGTAATTGGTACGTCCATCCACTTGAAAGCTTGTAGGCTATAAGCTGTAGGTGAAAGGTTAAGTGTCAAGCTGAGAGCTCCTTTAGAAGCCGAGAAAGTCCAACCCTCTACAAAACCTTGAAAACCAGCCGGCAGCATATTAGAAGGTAAGTTTGATATATCTAAAGGAAGTCCCATAAATACATTAAGTAACGCGTCTCTGTCTGAATTGTCAATCTCGCTAGAAGCTAGCGGAAATGTAATAGACCTAAACATGAATTCTGGGTAAGCGCGCAAAGCAAGATAGAAAGCAGCTTGAGTATTGGCGTCAGCTAGTAGCTCTAAGCTGGTTGTAATGTTTTGTCCAAGCTCACCATAAATAGCAATAGAAGCTGCGTCTGTAGCTGATGTGGTCTGATTGTTCTTATAGGTAATCTTGATTGAATTGCGCACATCTCCAGAACGTTTAGCTATCTTTAGACCAGAGCCAATAGCATGATTGCCGTTAAGCTCTACATAGCCGTTGTTAGCTAGGTACTGACCTCTATGAGTACTATCAGCATAGAAAATACGCCCAGCTGAGTCCTCACCAATTGTTCCCAAGCCTGAACTAGCGAGCTGTGAAATCAGGTCATAAGCTGTTGTAGGACTAGAAGAACGAGCTGTGAGCTCATAATCTCCGGGTCTGTCAATTTCACCTATGCCTGAGTTTTCAGCATTAGCCCAAGTAGTTGTAGCTGTGTAGCTAGCCCATGTGAGAGCAGGTGGGACTTCACCCCACGTATTGAAAAGCAAAGGCTCAAGAATTGTGTAAATCTGATTGCCGTCAAAGTCCTTTGATAAAACCCCGTCAGTAAGAACTTTAGTCAGCTTTGATAGAGCTCCCAAGGCTTTAATGCTAATAAGCTCTACAATGCCGTTTGCGCCTGATTTATCTACGGTTATGTCTAAATCTGTGATAGTGCCACCAAATAGGTTTACATAGCTTCCAGAGCTGTCTTTGACCTGTATCAGTACATCATCATTTATGTCTAAAGAAATTGCGGCATTATTTATATTGACAATAGTTACTGAGCAGTAACCAGCGGAAGGCTGAGAGTAAATGTCAGACCTACCTGATGTAATAGTCAGATTGGCTAGAGTCAGGTTAGCGTAAGTAGAGACTCCATTTATAGTTACTTTCCACTCAGGCGTCCAGACTGACATTATCTATCCCAAGAAGAAGTAACAAAAGTACCTACGCCACCGCGAGCAGCTGAGTCTGTCAAGGTATCAACAATGACTCTTGCAGCTGCTTCTGGGTCTCCAACAATGCCCATATTTATATTAAGGGTGCGAGCTTCTGCTAAACGGAAACCGCCGGGATTAAAATTTGAAGTAGTTTCAATAGCTCCTACTGACTGAGCTTGACGCTCTAATACAGCAATTTGAGCTTGGTATTCAGCTAGCTTTGCAGCTCCGGCAGCTTTGCTTATGCCGCCTGTTTCTACTTGAAATACAGTCTCACCAATAGCTTCATTAAGGTTTGTAAGCTTGTCAACTAAATCTTTTAAGCTAGTTGCAGCTTGTGGTGTAAATAGTGAACCACCACCACCGCCGCCGCCAGCTCCGCCGCCGCCACCAAGACCACCGCCGCCGCCAGCTCCGCGGCTGGGGTTAAGGTATGTGCCAGATTGAATTGGGTTTAAGCCGCCTGTAGTGCCATCTCCAAGGTCAATGTTTGAAGTAGAGCTATTAGCCAAAGCGTTACCTGCCGCTAATACACTAGCTGCAAGAGCTACTGCACCAACACCGAGCAAAGGATTAAGAGCAAAAGCTGTAGCAATACCAGTAACAATAGCTGACGCCTTAAGAGCGTTGTAAGCCATGATAAGGCTCTTGATTAAAGCAATAGTAGCTGTGACCGCAGCTGAGATTTTGCTAACCACAAAAACAGTAGCTACTACACCAGCTGTAATTATCAAAAGTTCTTTAAAGTCATAAACGATTTTAGCTACCTTTTTAACCATTTCACCAAAAGCAAAAGCTCCTTGAGTAGCTTCCCCTGACTCATTTTTAGCACCAGTCAAGCCGGCAATAAAGGCGTTCATATTTGGTACAAAAGTAGTTAATATAAAAGTAGCTAGCTTTTCAACAATAGGAAGCAAGGCAGCACCAATAGCTTCTTTAGCTTCATCTGTTGCAATTTGGATACGCTCAAATTTCTTAGCTGTAGTCTCAGCTTCATTTTCTGCAAAAGTCCCAAAGGTTCTTTTGAGTGTATTCATAATTGCGTCTGTGTCTTTTGACTTAAGGATATTTGCGTCAAGTCCTAGACCTAAGCGTCCAAGGGAAGCTGCGTTGCCGTCATAGGCTTTTCCTAGCGCATTTGACACAGCTTCAAGTGGCTTACCAGTAGCCGCTGAAATATCAAGAGCTAAGTTGAGAAGGTCTTGAGCCTTTTGTACGTCATTTGTACTTCTAGCTAATCTAGCCAAGCTTGGACGTAATTCATCATCCGTAACACCAATAGCTACAGAAGTTTTAGAAATCCAGCCTTCTACAGCTCTGGTTTGTTCAATCGTTGCGCCTGTTGAAACCCTGAGAGTTTCAGCAAGTTTACGCTGAGCAGCTTCATCAGCTAGCGCGTTCTTAATAGCAGCTGTAGCAAATACTCCGATAGCAGCGGCAGCTGCGCCAAAAGCAATAGTAGCCTTTTTAGCTATGTTAGTTATATTGCCTGAGAAGGTTTGAGTATCTTTGCTAGCCTTTGAAAGACCTTTTGTAAGATTGTCTACGTCTCCAAGGATGGAGAGCTTAAGCGTTCTGGATTTTTCAGCCATTACCAAGGACTCACAATTCTCTTAAAGGCAGTTTCCCAGCGAGCAATAATCTCAGGCTGAATAGCGCGCATGGTAGGAAAGATGAAATAACCTGTGTTGCCACGTTGACCGTAGCGTGGTGTGCGTGGTGCGAATTGAGACCAGTTCTTAGAACCAAATTCAAGACCAGCTAAAAGACCATTACCGCCTTCTCTGGCATAGTTAAACTGAGTAGTAGCTCCGCCGCTAAACTTCTGAGAAGCAAAGCCAAATGACAATTCACCAATCTTAGAAGTCTTAGAAACCTTGACGCCTTGAGCTACGCGTACAGCGGCTTTTGAATTTGGTGCAGTCTGAGCTGCGGTTTGAATTCTGCCAGCTGCATACTCAGCTAACGCGTTTGACTCTTGTTTAGCTTCTTCAACAGCGTAATCAGCCATCTTTCCAAATGACCGGATAATTGCTTTGATTTCTTCTTGGTCATAGCTTACGGAGCGTACAGGTTCAATGACTTCTGCCATGTTCTGCACGCTCCTTCACTATTTCAAATGCTGTTAAAACGTCCTCAGCGGTTTTGAATTCGCTGGGGCTTATTTTGTATTCATAAGCCAAAAGCCAGAGTATTCTGTTTATGCTTCCGGCTGGGTAGCTTTTGGGTCTGCATCTATGACCGTAACTTCCGCTACTGTCTCCATCCAGACTTCAAAAGGTTTTACAGGCTTTCCAGCGGCTTCACGCTTGTGAGCGTTATACGCTAAAAACATTAAGTCCCAAATGCCAATTGACTCTTGAGCCTTACTGATTGTGTTGCCTGTTGCCTTTTCCCATTTAGCCCACTCAGGTGGTTGAGCTGTGTAAACAGCTTGTTCACCATTTGTGTACTCAATACTGATTGGCAGTTTCATTTTGTGCTCCCGTTTCTGTTATTAGCTAAATGTACCAGTTGGTGTTGCGGAAACTTCAAGGCTCAAGCTTACTGTTTGAGCGTCTGGAGCTGTACCTGAAACTACAGGATAAGCTGGGAAAACGTTTCCTGTAAATACCGCCCCTGTAACAGCTGTGAAGCTGAAAGCCAAAGCTGTGTCTGGTGTTGCCATAGCTGTCCACATAGCCTCACATAGAGAGCTTGCAGCTCCCCAGTCAGCTAGCATTTCAACAGCTAGTGTGCCTGATGTGTCAATGGTCTTTCGGACTTTGCCGTCAAGTGTTTGATAAGTTTCGCGTTGTACGTCTGTTGTAAGTGTAACGCTAGTGGCTTGAGCATCATACGCTTTAGAGTCAATGGTCAAAGCCAAATCGCGTCCAGTAATTACTGTAGGCATTTGTTCTCCTTAATTAGTTTGTTCATAGTAGGTGCTGACGTTTATATCTGCCACTAGCAAATTGCTTACGCCAACTTGAGTTACAGTAGGTCTTTCAACCGTCCCAATAACCCATCCAGCTGGAATAACAGCTAGAATTTGAAGTATTAGCTTCTCTATATTATCAAGAGAGCCTGTGTTGTTGTTATATGCAACCCCAACTGTGATTGTGTAATTTAATTGAGCTTTGATTGCCGCCTTGTTAATCAAAGTCAATTCCATGTAAGGGGATGAAGGTACAAAGGTAGCAAAAGGCACTACAGGATTTTCAGGCACATTAGCGTAGACGTTAGCTGTGACAGAAGCCAAAGCTGTAGCTAAAGCCTGACGGACGTTAACTTCAATAGATGAAGCGGTCATCCAATCATGCTTTCTACGTCAATGAAAGGTCCTAGCAAGCCTGAGACGCGATTGAATAAACTTCTCCCGAGACGGAAAGGCGCAGGACTAAAATCAACGCCTTCTGTTTGTCCACCCGGAGCATTACGAGAAGCAAATATTTCTACAGATACAGCTAAGACCGCAGCTTCTACGTTTGAGTTTCCAACATAAGTTGAAGCTCCTGAAAGAGTAGCCAAGCCGGAAGGGATAACGTTTTTCTCTAAAATATCTGCGTTTGTAATAGATGCGCTAAAAGTATAGTCAGAAAGGTTTTCATCTAATACTGTGACTGTTGTACTAAAAGGTGAACCGCAGCCTGTGACTACTACGCTTTGACCTTCTGTAAATTCGTGGATACCGACTGTGTGAAAGGTTGCGACATTATTAGTCAGCGAAACCTTGTCAATTGGTGTTGAATATTTAACAAGCATTGGAAGGATTATTCCTTCTGCCGCGTCAATTTGGTCTGTCAAAATTGCATCAGAATAGAGTGAACTAGAAACGCCAAGAACAGCGCGCAGCTCTGCAGCTGTGATAATTGTTGCCATTTCCAGTTCCTCTCTATACTGCTGGGGGAGCGAGCGGGAGCACCCGCCCCCCCATGATTAGTTGGGTGATTAAGCAACCATCCAGCGGTAAGCACCTGCGCCAAGCTTTGTAGCAACTGCGCCATAACCGTAGTATCCAACCTGTACTTGACCTGTTGAAATTAGGTTTGTCTGTAGCTGTAAGCGGCTTGACTCATACCATGTGTAAGCTTGTGGGTTAACAATAAGCATTGTGTTGTCACCAACACCTGAACCTGTTGTCAATCCGCGGTCTACGCGAAGGTTAAGACCAAGCAAGTTACCACGAACCGCTGTAGCTGTTAGTGAGCCGCCAGCGTTTTGTGGGTTGATTGTCTGTTGGAAAATTGGACGGTTTGAGCCATCCACAAGTCCCATAATTGCGCCCCATTGTTCTGGTGAAACAATGATGTTTTCTGCGAAGCCAAGTGTTCCTTTGTAAATAGAAACAGCTGCATCAGAAACGAAGTCAGCGATATTAGCAGCTGATACTGTACGGTTTCCGCCGTCTGTTCCACCTGCAATTAGAGCAGCTGATACTGCGTCATTTGTTGCCTTTGCGTAAGCAAACTCCATTTGACGTACAAGTTCAGCAAAGAAAGCTGGAGATGAACGGTCAAGAAGCTCAAGGCTAAATGTCTGTTGACCAATAAACTTTTTAACGTCAACGCTTACAAAAGCTGCGTTTTGGTCTGTTTCGGATGGTGTTCCACCTTCAGATGCGATTGCAACTGTTGGGGCAACTGTGATTTTAGGAATTTCAAAAGTCATACCTGCATCAGGTAGAGCTCCTGTTGAAATTGAGTCAATTGACGGACGGTCTGCGTTTGAGATGCCGTTGATTACTTCTGTGAGCTGACGTGTAGGGACGAGACCTGCGTTATCTGTAACGTCTGCCGCAGCTGAAACGAACATGCGTGACTCTTCTGAGCCAAGCTTTGCGCGTACTGAGTGCTCCAAGTATGAAGCCTTGTCAACAATTGGGTTGCGAACTGTTGTTTGAATAAATGGAGCTGTTGAAGCTTTCACTTCAACCTTTGCAGCCTCTACCGTTTCTGCGGCAGGAGCTTCATGAACGGTAGTGTCTGACACTTGTTCTCCTTCTGTTTCGGTTTTTGTTTCTTCCTGAGATGGCTCAGAAATCTCTGTTTCTACTGCCGCTACGCGAGCGACCTCTGCTCCGGGAATTGCGCCTGATGTGACAAGGCTGACCTCTACGAGCTTGCTTGAAGTAATAACTAAAGTACCGTCTTGGTTATCCCAAGCGTCAACTTCTACGCCTACTGAAAAATCAGAACGTAGTCCGGTTGCAGCTTCTTCTAACATATCTGACGCAAATTGTGTTTTGACTAGTTGAAAGCTAGCTGTGATACCTGTTTCATCTTGTGACCACTCTTTGAGCTTTCCAATTGGCTTTGTAATTTGGTGCTCAACTACCAGCTTAATATCTTTGCTAAAAGTAATTGAATTAGCAGCAAATTGAGTACGTCCGGCTGATGTGTTACCGGCTGCGTCCCATTGAACTATTCGTCCTGCAATTACGCGTGACTCTGTGTCTGCCGCTGTAACTGTAATTGGCATTGTTATTTTCATCGGATTAAATCCTCTTCTTCTTGGATTTGTTCAACTGACATAGCACCAATACGGTTTAAGATTTCATAAACCTGAGCTCTTTCATACGCAGAACCGCGTAAGAAATCATCCAAGTCAAACCGTACTTCTTGATTAGCTGGCACAAAGTCATTTTGTGAAAGTCTTTGCTCCAAGCTTGTTAAAAGGCTTCTAAGACTAAAATCCAAAAGTGAGCGTCGCTCCGATTGTGTGTTGGAATAAGTCATAGAAGTAGACTCAGCATTTACAAAGTAGCTCGGAAGATTGCACGCCCGGGCAAGCTCAAGTGCCACGTACTGCCTCGCTTGATTTAGCTGTAATTTTTCAGGGTCTATACCAAGAACCTGTAAATCCACATCAGCATTTAAAAAAGCTGTTGATTTTGTAATTCTTGCAGAACGCCAAGCTTCAAGAAGTTTTGAAATGCGCTCTGATGGAAGATTAGTGCCATTTGATTTTAAAACTTGCAAAGGTACAGGTTCTTTAGCGAAAGTTTCTGCGGCTTGCTCTAAAGCGTGAGCTGCGCGGATTGTGCGTCCTGCTCGGTGTAAAACACCTGTTGAGTCAAGACCATAAAATACAATAAGAGAGCCTACGCCTTGATTGGGTACAACTACACCATCAACTTGGTAGCCAATAACCTCAGTCTGCAAATGATTGAGTTTTGGTGTAACTCTGTCTGGTGCAATACGTGTCCACGCTGCAACTCTTCCGTCCTCAGCATAAACTTCTAAAACTTGACCATAAGCTATATTGTCAAGCCACAAATCTCCAACAATAGGAGCATAGATAGCTGAACCCGGGACGCGTGGGTCTGGTTGATTTATTACGCGCTTTGGTTCAATGTGTGCGCCTGTTAATTTGTTGTATTGCTCAATTGGTAAGCTGGCAATACTTCCAATAATAATTCCATAAGCTCTAGCTATCGTAGGTACAGCAAAAGCTTGAGCGCGTGTTGCATTTGACGCAGTACCAAAAAAATTAGCTGTAATATTTCCACCAGCATTAAAAGGCGCAGGTGTAGAAGCTGCGTCAACCGTAAGTAGGTTATTCTCAGCTGGTTTTGCTAAAAAGTCAAAGAGTCCCATTGAATAAATGATAGCACAAAGCCGCTAACACTATCCGACTTGGATGTCAATCTCAGTCTCAGCGCGTGTTGCAAAGTGGCTCACCATTGAAGCGGCTACAGCTGCGCAAATAATCCCAGAAGCTTTGCGTCCCATAACCCAGCCACCATCACCGCGATTAAGTCTCACCGCAGCTAGAACTTGTTTAGTGAGCTCTTCCTGCCCTGAGTGAATAAGCCTTTGAGCTGAGATAGCTGAAAGATATTCGTCGCAACTTTGTTGATATTCCGGCGTGTTGATTTCATGAATAGGGATGCCAGCTGGCACTAAACGAGAAGCTACAGAAGCAGCTGTCAAATTTGAATAAGCTACAAGGTTGGTTGGAAACTTTCTCACCCAAGGAGCTATCTCATTTGCCAAAAGCTTGTCATCTAGGTGAGTTGGGTTGTACCACGTCTGCAAGAGCGAAATCATAAACTTATTCTTGTCAAGTCTTTGGCTTGCAACCAGAGCGGCGTGTTTTCTATCTGGTGAAAGGTCTATAGCTAGCCATGTCTCTTTTTCCGGGTCAAGCTTGACATTTTCGTCTTTGCACTTCTCAAATTCTGATGGAAGCACTACAGGATTTATCATGTCAACAAATTGACACAAAACTTCTGTCCTAAATATATCTTCGCGGTCTGATAAAGCTTCTCTAATGTTTTCAATGTTGACTGTGTAGCCAAGGGACGGGTTGCTGTGTCTCCAGCCTTCTACGTCATCTATAGCTGCGCCTTGTTCAGCTGACCACTCAAACCATCCGATATTATCGGCAGCTCCAGAAGCGGCAGCTATTCCGCGTTCTCGCATTTTGATTAAAAGCTCTGACTGAGCATGACCGGCATTTGAATATAGCCATGCTTGTGGATTTGCTGAGCTCATTTGGGTATATCGCATAGAAGCCCAAAGCTCTTGTCCAGACTCTCCTGCAAATTCTCGCGCTTCGTCAATATGAATTGTGGAAGGGGCAGCAATACCACGCGCCGCTGAGTTACCAGCTCTAATTAAGTATCTAGCTCCATTAAGCCGGATTTCTTGAGAGCCTTTACTTTCAAATTTCTTTTCAAATGCAGCTAACAGCTTTGGGTTATCTTCAATAATTTGTAAAACCTTGTAGAAGATTTCAGAAGATGTAGTCAGCTTGTGAGCTGTAGCTAATTGAAGCTTCTCATCCCACAGCATCATCCCTGTGAGAATTCTGAGAGCCATGAACGTGGACTTACCCTGTTGACGGGCAATCATTAAGCCTACTATTGGATGAGCCCAGCGTCCGGTCTCTGGATGGTAGCGGTGAGCTTGAATAGCTAGCCATTGTTGCCAAGGCAGGAGCTCAAAACCGATTTCTTTACAGAAGTCAATCATTTCTTGACCCTTTGAAGGTAAATCTAAGACCGGAGAGTGTATTCGGGGCTCTGTGTAACCCTTAATAACCTCTGTGAGCCGATTAAAGCCACTTTGAGCGGTAACAGGTTCAGTCATGACCTAAACGTCCTTGTTGTGAATTTGTGAGACCGTTTCAGGGGTAAAAGAACCAAGGGGGGCATTGTTCCT